GTTTTGCTCCTTCAATTAAGGATTGTCTTTGATGTTTGAATGGTTTTGTTTTATAATTATACACACCAAATTATTTAAATTATTTGTTTGCAAAAATCAAATTAATAATATATTGATTCGGCACAAGGAGGTTCTTATGGACTTAGAAGCAGAATCTATCGTATCGGTAGATACTGGCATGTCGAAAGACATTGCCGACTCTTGCAACAAGTTATTGGAAACTCAGAAAAAAATATCAACGGCTGAAGAACAACTTAAGAAGTTAAAAGAAGTTGAGACAAACCTTTCTGAGCAAACAATTCCAAACTTAATGCAACAAGCAGGTATATCAATGCTTAAACTAGCAGATGGGTCATCTGTCGAAGTTAAGCCTTTCTATTCAGCTAGAATACCTGTCTCTAAAAGTGAAGAGGCTTTTAATTGGCTTCGTGAAAATGGCCATGGAGATTTGATTAAAAACCAAGTTTCTTTGGAATTTAAAATGAAGCAAGATAATGAAGCTAAAGCACTTGTAGAGGAGCTGAAACAAAAGGGACTTGCAGTTCAACAAAAAACATCTGTACATCCAAGTAGTCTTAGATCATTTGTAAAAGAACAGATCCAAGATCTTGGTAAAGATGTGCCAGCTGAATTGTTTGGAACTTATGTTGCAAATAAAACTAAAATAACCACGAAGGAATAATCATGACTGATAAAAAAGAAATGACGACTAAAAAAGATAACCTTCCAGCTGCTATTAATTTAGAGCAGATGGCAGGTCAAGGTCAAGAGTATGTAACAGCTCGAGACCAAAAACTACCAATCCTAAAAATACTATATGCTAACTCTCCAGTCTTAGATGAGACTGATGGTAAACATGTCGAGACTGCTAAGCAAGGAGACATTTGGAGTGAAACATCTGGTACAGTTTGGAAAGGTAAACAAGGATTAATAGTAGTACCTTGTCTTTACATAAACACTTTTAATGAGTGGAAAGACAAAGGGGATAGTCCAGGAAGACCTGTTGGTATTCATACTGATCCATCTATTATGTCCCAAACAACAAGAGGTGCTGACAACAAAGACCGATTAGAAAACGGAAACTATGTTGAAGATACTGGTAATCACTTTGTTTATATCTTGGATGAAAATTATAATCCAATTGAACAAGCTTTGATTACTATGAAGTCTACTCAAAAGAAAAAATCTAAGACATGGAATTCAATGATCATGTCTAGAAGAGCACAAGGTAAGAGTGGCATGTTCAATCCACCATCATGGTCTACTGCTTATAAACTAAGCACAACCAAAGAGTCTAATTCACAAAACTCTTGGTATGGATGGGTTGTTGAGTTCGATAAGTTTTTAAATACTCAAGAACATTTAAAAGCGTTAGAAACAACTCAAGCGTTCTATCAAAGTGCTATGAAGAGTGATATTTTTGGTAAAGTAGATTTTGCTCAAGAAAATCAAGCACAAGGAAATAATAGTCCAGATAAAACTAACGTTCCGTTTTAATCATGGAACAGGAGCTCTTAAAAATATTTGAGGGTAATTCTGAACTGTTCATTACTACCTCTCTAACTGGAGAGGTAGATGAACGGGGCAAGACAGTAGGCCAAACACTCACGGTCCACGAACCAGTTACTCCTCAAATCTGGAAGGAACATTTAGAAGGTACGAAACGAATAGGTATTAAACCTGAAAAGGATGACCTATGTAGATGGGGTTGTATTGATATAGATCCACAAAGTTATAAAGATTATTCACAAAAAAAAGTTATAGATATTGTAAGAGATAACCAACTACCTTTAGTACCAGTTAGATCAAAGTCAGGTGGACTTCACTTGTTTTTATTTTTAGACGGTTGGTATGCAGTTAAGGATGTTCTTAAAAAATTAAATGAATGGAATAAAAATTTCTTTCAAGCCTTAGAAGTATTCCCAATGAATAAGTGTATGAATATGCCTTACTTCAATATGAATGCTACTACTGAGTTTGCATACAATGAATCTAATACTCCAGTAATGATTGGAACCTTCATTGAAATAATTAGAAAGAAAACTTTATCTTTAGAACAACTACAAAATATAAAAGTAAAAGAATATGAACCAGAAGAGGATTGGAAACATTATCCACCTTGTGTCCAAAAAATGATTATGGATAAATGGTCAGGCAATCATCGTAATGATTTACTTTACAATGTTGGTGTTCTTGAAATGAAAAAGTCTGATGGCAAAATTACTATTGAAGAAATGAGAACAATACTTCAAAAAAGAAACCAAGAGATTTTTGTTACTCCAATGGATCCTAGAGAGATAGATAACTCTGTAGCAAAATCTGTTATTAAAAAAGATTATAATTATAAGTGTCCTCCTAAGCTTGGGGCTATCACACCAATATGCAACAAAGATTTATGTAAATTTAGAAAGCTTGGTATAGGTTCACAAGTACCAGACTTGATAGATGACTTTGAGGATATTGAATTTATTAGAAGTACAAAATCAATTGAGTATTCATTTAAATTCCAAGGAGAAAAAATAGTTATTAGTCCTGAAGATATGAAAGATGAGAAATCATTTAGAGTAAAACTTTTAAGGTATGGTATCTATTGGGTAACTCTACCTAGACCTAGAAGTGGTCCATCCCCTTTCGAAATGCTCATATCAACTATTGTTAAGAAAGCAGTAGAGAATGAGAAGATGAAATTTGAAGATACACTTGGAGAAGAGAAATATAATTTTCTTAAAAAATTCTTTGAAAGCCATATTGAGGAAGATGACTTCGATAAGCTACAAGATAATTATGTGGTCTTAGATTCTAAAACTAATGTTTGTTATTTTAAAAAGATTACATTTGAAAAGTTTTTAGGTAATGATAAAACATTTAAAAGTGCAGCAGAGGCTATGCATTTATTGGGTTGTGATAGAATTGATTACCATGAAGGTGTTAAGAATGTATGGTCTGTAGAAATGCCTAAGTTTGTAGATTATAAAAAAGCAACTAAACCAAAAGAAAAGAAAACAGTATCGGAGATGGATGAAGAATTCCACACAGGAAAGTTTAGAACTTAAAATATTAAAAGATCTTTACCGTAAAACTATAAAGATCTTTGGTCCACCCGGTACAGGTAAAACTTATACTTTAATTGAAAAGGTTTTAAAAAATTATTTAAGAAAAGGTATCAAACCTCAAGAGATAGCTTACTTATCTTTTACAAACAAAGCAGTAAATACTGCAGTTAAAAGAGCAATGGAATCTTTTCCAAACTATACTACTGAGGACTTTTCTAGATTTAAAACATTACATACATATTGTAGAAGATATTTTCCAGAAGAAGTATTTGATCCTAAAGATTGTACAATTGATTTTGCACTTCAAACTAAAGTTATTAAATCGAGTGATAAAAGATTAGCTGATGATAACTTTATGTATAAGGATTGGTCATTAGGTGTATATAGTAAAGCTAGAAACTTATTAATAACTCCAGAGGAAGCTTACAAACAAGAAGCTTATAAAAGAGATTCACTAACTGTTTTTTTAAGAAAGATAAGTACTTATGAACATTACAAAGTTGGTGGAGGAGAAAGATCATTTATAGATTTTGATGACATGATTGAAAGAGCTATCAAAGAAGTAGACTTTCCATCACTTAAAGTTTTAATATTAGATGAAGCTCAAGATTGCACACCTCTTCAATGGTCGGTGATATATAAGATGGCTTCTAAAGTTAAAAGAATTTATTTAGCAGGAGATGATGATCAGGCTATATACAAATGGAATGGAGCTGACCCAAAATATTTTACGCAATTTTTTCCAGGCCGTAAAGTAAAGTTAAGAAGAACTCAAAGGTTTGGTGAAGCCATACATAGATTCTCACAAGTAATTAGAAGAGGTATTAGTGATAGTGAAGAAAAAGAATACCTACCGGGAGGAAGTAAAGGCTTTGTTAAAGCTTACTTATCATTTAAAGAAATACCTTTTGAAACATTTAATGAAGATTGGTACATATTAGGACGTATCAATGAAACAGTAAATGAACTTAGAATGTTAGCCAAAGATGCAGGTCTTTATTACAAAGATAATAAGGGCACAAAATGTTTTGACCAGAAACAGTGGGAAGCAATTAAAGCTTGGACTACAATTACAAAAGATAAAAGTATTGATAAGAAAGCTGCTAGGAATATGTATAAGTATATTAGAGAACTAGAAGATCCTGCTTATAGATTAGATAAATTTTGGAGAGAAGAACCAGACTTTAGAGAATATAATTTTCAAACATTAAAAGAGTGGTGTGGATTAACCTTAGAAGATGATCAGAATAATAAACCTTGGTATTGGATATTAAGAAGAAATTTTAAACCAAGACAAGTAAGACATTTTATAAGATTACTTAGAAGATATGGACAGAAAGAATTAGATAAGGATCCGTTAATAACAATCGATACAATTCATAGTGTCAAAGGTGGAGAAGCTAATCATGTTGTACTTTATGGTAAGGGTAATTACCCATCTGATTACAAACATAAAAATAAAAAAGAAAAAAGTGATGAAAGAAAGGTTTGGTATACTGGTGCAACTAGAGCAAGAAAAACTTTACATTTATTGAGATCTGACTATAAGTTTAACTATCCGATTGGACAAGACTATTTAATTTATATACAGGAGAAAAATGCCAAGTAAAAATATGTTCGATGAAAACTTTCCTAATGATAAACAAATTGGAGGATCCCACTATAAGCAGTTTGTAATTCAACCCTGGACATTTATAAGAAAAAATAATTTGAATCCACTGCAAGCAAATATAATTAAATATGTATGTAGATATTTATCTAAAGGTAAACCATTAGAGGATTTAGAAAAGATCAAACATTATTGTGATCTAGAAATTAAACATCTTAAAGAACGTAAGGATGAAAGCAAACAAAAAAATTAAATGTTCAAAGTGTGATAAGGATGCAGTTATTATCGAAAACAAAATTTACTATTGTGGTTCTTGTGCTGTCAAGCAGTTTATTGATGGGGTGCATAAAAGATCTAGATTTAAACCCAGCAACAACAGTAGTCAGAACACTGTTAAAAGGAAATAGCCAATGAGTAACGGATTGCAATTAACACTTACTTTTAAAAAATCAATGTGGAATACACCTAGTGAGTATAAGGATTTATCTGGTTATAAAGAAATAGCTATTGACTTAGAGACTAGAGACGATGGTATTAATGAAAGACTTGGAGCTGGTTGGGCTTTAGGTAAAGGTGAAATTGTAGGGTTTGCAGTAGCCGTTGAAGGATGGAAAGGTTATTTTCCATTTGGTCATCTAGGTGGTGGCAACATGATTCCTGAACAAGTAAAAAAATATATGAAGGATGTATGTGCCTTACCAAACACTAAAATATTTCATAATGCTCAGTACGATGTGGGTTGGTTAGAAGCATCTGGTATCAAGGTTCACGGACCTATAGTTGATACAATGATTGCAGCTGCATTAATAAATGAGAATAGATTTTCATATTCTTTGAATGCATTATCTGTAGATTATCTTAACGAAATAAAAGCAGAGACAGAATTAAGAGAAGCTGCAGCAGCACATGGTATAGATCCTAAAGCAGAGATGTGGAAGTTACCAGCTGAGCATGTTGGTTATTATGCAGAACAAGATGCAGAGCTTACATTAAAGTTATGGCAAAGATTTAAGCACGAAATAGTGCAACAGAGTTTAACTACTGTATGGGAAATGGAGCAGCAACTGCTTCCGATATTAATAAAGATGCGTCAACGAGGAGTGAGAGTCCGAGTGGAAAAAGCTGCAGAATTACAAAAAGAAATGAAGCTCCAAGAAAAAGAAATACTATTGGATATACAGAAAGAAACAGGAATAGAAATAGATATTTGGGCACCCCGCCAGATTGCCAAAGCTTTTGACAAATTGAAGTTAGAATATCCACGAACCGAAAAAACAAAAGAACCTTCCTTTACACAAAATTGGTTGATTAATAATAAAAACAAAATAGCACAACTAATTGTAAGTGCAAGAGAAGTGAACAAATTTCATGGAACTTTTTTATCCTCTATTATGAAATATCAAGTTAATGGGAGAATACATGGAGAGATAAATCAGTTAAGAGGAGATAATGGAGGGACTGTTTCTGGTAGGCTTTCAATGAGTAATCCAAATTTACAACAAGTACCATCTAGAAACAAAGACTTTGGTCCTAAAATAAGAAGTCTCTTTATCCCAGAAGAAGGGCATAAATGGGGAAGTTTTGATTATTCTCAACAAGAACCTAGAATGACTGTACATTATGCAGCTTCTATTGGAGATGGTTATGAAGGATCAAATGAATTGGTAGAAGCTTACCAAAATGCAAGTGCAGACTTTCATCAAACAGTTGCAGATCTAGTTGGTATAGATAGAACTCAAGCAAAAACAATTGGCTTAGGCTTGATGTATGGAATGGGTAAAAACAAATTAGCTAATTCTCTAGGCGTTAGTAAAGATGAAGCCAATGAACTAATTATTAAGTACAATAAGAAAGTACCCTTTGTTAAAAAACTTTCAGATAGATGTAAGTATGCAGCAGATGAGAAAGGGGTTATTAGAACTAAAAAGGGTAGGAAATGTAGATTTGATATGTGGGAAACAAGAGACTTTGGTTTACATCAGGCAGAAAAATATGAAGATGCAGTAGCCAAGTATGGTAAAGATAATATTAAAAGAGCATATACCTACAAAGCATTAAACAGATTAATTCAAGGATCTTCAGCTGATCAAACAAAACAATCAATGTTAGATTGTTATAATGCTGGTCATCTACCTATGTTACAAATACATGATGAACTTTGTTTTAATATTAAAGATGAAGCACATGCAAAAGAGATACAATCTTTAATGCAAAACACAATTGAATTTAAGGTACCAAGTGTAGTTGAATATGGACTTGGAGAAAGTTGGGGAGATGCTAAATAAAAAAAACATGCCACACAATAACCAGGATATGATTGCTTATGCTGCAGGATTATTTGATGGTGAAGGTAATATAAATTATGCACAATATAAATGCAGAAAAATAAAATCAAATAAAATATATTTAAAATGGAACGTAGCAATGGAAATTGCCATGACTGATTTAGATTGTATAAAAAACTTTTATGATATTGTTAAAGTTGGTTCTATTCATTTCAAAGGGATAGGTAAGGGTTCATTAGGTAAAAAAGATCAATGGAGATGGAGATGTTCACATCAAAAAGCATTGCACTTAGCTAAATTATTTTTACCCTATAGTGTTACTAAGAGACCAAAATTATTACAGATTATAAATCATTATGAATTTAAAAAGCCGACAGAAGCCCTAGGTAAAAAGTTTCCTTTTATAAAACCTAAGAAAAATTAACTGGCTGCAGCTAAATTTTCTTGTACATCCTGATACTTAAGACTGTTTCTTGTAGACTTAATATCAGACTCTATCCTAAGCATTTCAGTGTTACATCCACCATGGGTCATTAACTGGGCTGACCACTTATGCTCAAGGTGTTGAAGTTGTTTCAACAACTCTATCTTTTTGGGACTCATTTTTAAGTTCCTCATAAGTTATGTGGGGAATAGTGTTGCCAGTAAAGCCATCAACGATTACTTCAACTGAACCATCACCCACTAGTTCGGACAACTTAAGTATTGCTTCATTGCTATCGGCAGCATTGACTACATGGTCAATGGACTGTCCTCCCATACTAGCTTTGATACGATAAGCCGTCATAAGATATTATAAGATATTTCAAAGGTTTGGTCAATATCTAAGCCTTCTTGGGTAATAGCTAGACATTGTGCCCTATAAGAGGTCATAGAGCCCTTATTTTTGACTAAGACACTATTAATGTTCCCTCCGTAGTAATTAGCTAAAGATCTGCATTCTGAAGCATCTGAGAGGTTATCATGGAATGTTTGACCACATTTTTCCCCCTCATTATGGGGTATAAAACAAAAACTAGTTAACATTACAAATTTTAAAATGGTCATATAATTTTATAAACTTTTTAAATTTAATTACAATTTTTTAATTGACTTTAGTTTTTATCCCATATATTTAAGACTACATGAAACTAAAAAGCAAAAGCACTTTACTAGAGAATATCATAAATGACTTAGATGAACAATTGGCAGCAATACCAACACATGATTTTGATGGTACTCCAATAGAAGATTCATTACATTTCGATATGCTTATTGATGGTGTGGCAAATATTTCTTTTTCTGAAGATAGTGGTTTTAGAAAACATTATCCAATAAATAGGACTATTGCTACTCTTCTAGTAGAAGACGAACTATACGAAAGAAACAATCAACCAAACGAGGAGGACTTAGATGTCAAACAATAATATACTACCAATCGGTCAACAACCAGAAGGTGATCTAGATTCTTTAAGAAAACTTGAAGAAGCAGTTAAAAGTCTTATGAAAAATATAGACGAACTTCAAGCTAACTTAAATAAATTAACAGAAGAAAATAAAAAACTAAAAGCTTTAGTTGGTATAATAGATGAGGCATCAGCTGAGGGAAGGGAATTGATATAATGGATATAGATAAATGGAAGTCAGTCGCAATTAAAAAAACAGATTACGATTTGTTAAAGGGGTTATGTAAAGAAAAATTTAGAGCTCCCGGTGCAATGATATCAAAAATATTAAGTGATTACATTGATCATCAAGCTAGGAAACATAAAATTCCTAATGCAACGTTTCGTACAAAACTTATAAATGGAGATGCAAATGTCGGATCCAAAAGAAATAAAAGCTAAAGAGTTTTTTACAATCGAACTTGATCATAAAAGTAATAATGTAATCTTGTATGTTAATGGAGAGTTAAGAAATAAAATACATACTATCAAAGCAGAACCTTTATTTGATAGAATGCTTAAAATAGCAAAACTTAAATTTCTCAAAATGAGAGATCAGGTTGAACAATAAACTTAAGGTATTAGATTTATTCAGTGGTATTGGAGGCTTT